GAATTGAGCGTGGACGATTGCCCCGATTCGGTAGGTTGCCAGTGTCCCCGTGTCGAATGCTCCGGTCTGGAGTTTCGCCTGTGTCCCCGGCGTGGTGATCTCGTATGTCCGAACTGCTGTCAGTGTCATGTTGCTCGGTGTGGAGCCGCTCCAGTTGCTGGCGCTGAAGTCTTTTATCTGAGTAGTGCCACCAGTCCAGGCCGCCAGCGAGTTCGCCTCAGTGGCGATGGCTACGCTTCCGAAATTCCCTGCACTCGTAACCCCTCGCACCATGTACTTCTCGGTCAGCCCGCTCGAGAGTGTCGGACACCATTCCCCTGTCACCAGTTTACGATCATTGGTGGTTCCCACTGCCTGGCTTCCCACCCAATCGAGACCACGCCGCACCTCGAACCTGTCCACGGTCTGGCTCGGCGAGTCCCATGAGATCTCGAGCAGGTCATCATCCTGTGTGAGCGTCACACCTGTCGGCGCATCTGGGATTGTTCGCATCCCCGAAGCCACGAAGGTGATCGGCGTGGTCGCTGTCGGCTGGAGTTGTGCGCCAGTTGGCGACACCGCTGTCACTGCGATCTGCTGCGAGACTCCAGCGGCGAATGGCAATGTCACCTGGCTGGCTGGCCAGGCCACCGTCATCTGCAATGAATACCTCGCCGCAGAGTTCGCTCGAGTCCAGACCAGGGCACTACTGATCGCCGTGTCATCGGGATACTGCCAGGAGATGGCCGCCTGGATCTCCTCGGTGCGTAATTCCACGGCGGTCAGGTACAGGACTTCCCCCGGAGTGCTGTCAGGATCGAGGATGTCCACGAAGGTCGAGGCCGCCGCCACGATGCCATCATCGTGAATGTCCGGCGAGTAAACCATCCCCTCGATCTTCCGGCTGAGATCCCCGGTCGTGGTGATGGTCGAGATCACGATCTCCTTGCTGTGCGTTTCGTATGGCCCGAGCGTGTACAGATCTCCGGCTGCGGGCTGCACGGTCCAGGGCGCACTCACGGACAGCGATGCCCCGGCTGCATACGCCCCTGCGGCGCTTGAGACCGTCCTGGTCTCCCTCGAATCATCCCCACCACTGCGAACCAGGATGGTGTAGTCCGTGCCCGCCTCGAGGACCACAGCCCTGTCCAGGGTGATGGCTGAAGAACCGCCGCCAGTGGCCCGGCCACCTTCCCCCCACCTCGGGATGTCGTGCTGGATTTGCACGAGGTCGCCAGGCTCGCAAGCCACCGCATCGATGTCTGCATCGAAGGTCACCACCTCGCCGAGTTTCTCGATGTTCATTCTGAATCTCGCCTCCCTGAGGGCTTGCGATTCCCTGGTCACCCCTGGTAGTTCGAGCCGAATGACTCGCTGCGGGAGGAGCGCCGCCACCGCATCCGGGTCATCGATCCCGACCACATCGACCTGATAATTGTTCGAGGCGTTCAGGAACTGCACATCGACTCGGGTGGGCCGCTCGAGGCGGCTCGTATATGACTGGCTCCAGGATCCGCTGATGATGTTTCCCATGTTGAACATCTGCGAGGGTGTCCGGCTCCGCTCGAATTTCACCTTGATCAACTCGCCGACAGTGAAGAGCGTGGCCCGAGCAGTGGCGCACACGGTCAGGGCGGCTTCCCAGGCCGACACGCTGCCGTCGAATACGCCATCCCAGATCGCTCGCTTCTCGCTTCCACCTTGCCCATCGTCCACCAGTTCATCGCACCAATCAGCCCAGTCCTTGAATGACTGTAGATCGATGTTCGTGGAGTCCACCCAGTTCCCGATGCCGTATCGATTGTTCGTCAGTAGGTCGTACACGATCCAGGCCGGATTGTCGTAGGGTGACGCATCGATGAAGAATGGCGTGGTCAGGCTTATCCCATCCCACTTGGTGAATTTGCGCCCTGTTACCTTCGTGATGACATTTGGAACTGCCGAGCCGTTGATGCTGCTGTCGCTGTCGATCTGCAATCGCACGATTGCCATGTTCGGGTAGGTGTAGACCTGGTTCTGGATCTCCACCACGCTGTCCAGGCGTGTCCGGTATCCGTCGATGTCATCGTCCACGCTTTCATGGTTCAACTCGAAGAGGTAGGTGCCCCTGTCGGCGAGTAATCCCGGAGCAGTCATGGCGACATCGATGCTGTAAAGGAATGGCCCCACCTGCTCGGCGGTGATGACCACTGGAGTCGTCACGCTCCACACGATGATCGGGTTCTCGTCGATGTCCACCTCGCTGGTGTTTCTGTATCTGTACCCGAGCGTCACGGTGCGAGCGACCACGCCGCTGGTGCCTGAGGTGTACAGCCCTTCAGGGAATAGAACATTGATCCGCACCTTGTCCACATCCGTGGTGGTCGTGTACGAAATCGGAGCGCCAGGAACTTCTCCGCCATCTACATAGTCATATATCTGCCCATTGGTACTGGCCGGACTCAAATATAGCGTTCCCCCAATTGATAGTGTTCCACCACTTAAAGAAGATCCATCATCGATGTTGGAGTCTACTGGAGAGATGACTCTTGCGTGGGCCGTAGAACTAGCATTCTGTGACCAGTAATGCAGTGTTGCGGTCCCTGTCATACTGCCTCCGAAGGCCACCTCGCTCCCGATTGCCGGAGAAGACGCCAACCTGGTACCGCTGATCGCATACCGAGGGAGCGTGATGGCCTCCCCAGGCGGCAGGTCAATGCCCACCGTCTGCGTGGTGCGGGTGCCGTCACTCGCCAGGGCTGTCTGCGTGTTTGTTCCCAGGTTGCTGGTAACAGTGGCGAGACCAGCCGCATCATTCCCATTGATCGTGATGCTGTTGATCGCTGAGATCTCGCCCTCGCAAAGTCCGATGGTCAGGTCGAGCGATGACCCGTATGGATTCCCTGACGATGCCGGATTGTTCCCGAGCAGGTCCATCTCCAGAACATTCCCAGCGATCGGATGCGTGCCGTATGCGATCTTGATTGGTAGTCCTGCTGCGGCTGTCTGCTGTAGATTCTGGAATGTATAAGTGCTTGATGATGGACTATCGAATGCTTGGACCTCGGGCACGCCGAGGATCTTGCTGGCGACATAGTTAGTGCCCATCGAGATGGCGATCCACTTGAGGGCTTTCAGGAACCATGTCCCGATCGTGGCCCAGTCCTCAGGGAGCGGAGTGAAGATCGCCTGGCTGCCATCTTTAACTTCATGGGCTGACCAGTCCGCCGGGCGGATGGTCTTCCCGTTATGGATACACGCCCAGGATGCACCATCGGCGGTGTCGCTCGGAGCGATCTGCTCGATGGTGGTGCCAACCTCCACCAGTTCTGCCTGGCGGCTGGCCCATCGCAGCGGGAACAATGAATCGAGGCGGCAGACTTCTATTCGATCCATGTGATCACCTCCACGGTCTGCTTAGCCACTTTCTGATAGGGCAACACATGGACACCGATGGCTCGAGTGGATTGAATCACCATGTACTTCCCGATGTGTACGGCGACATGCGTGGCTCGAGGATTCTCGCTGTGGGGATTCCGCATGATCAACAGGTCGCCCGGCTTCCGTGGTGCATCGTTAATGTGGCATTCGTACTGACTCAGGATGCTAGGGTCAACATCCCCCGGCGTGTACTTCCGAATCCATTGGCTGGCGATGTCGAAATCCAATGGGAACTCCAGCCGGGTCAGCACCTCGAGCGCCAGGCCGAAACAGTCGTAGGTATCAGGGCCGACACCGCCGAGTTCGTAGGGCTTGCCGATCAGGTCATCGTAGGATCCCGGTGACATCAGATTCGCCTCCTCGGTATTCCAGGGAACCCGCCGAACCGGGCGGCGTTGTTGTGGACTTCGCAGCCGTTCGATCCTTCGAGGGTCTTGTCGCAAGCCGTGCCTGATCCTGTTCCACCAGTGGCAATGACCCATCCGCACTCGCCGGATGCAAATGCCCATCGGCATCGGTGCCTGTAGTATGTTTGATGTGGCAGGTCCACCTCGAAGAATGGATGATGGCTCAGTCGGAAATTGGCGGCCTCCTCGGTGATGCTTACTTCTCTGATCATCAGGGTGGATTCGATGGTGGCGCTGCTTGATGCCAGGTTCGACTGGTGAACGATTCGCATGACCACTTTCCTGTCGAGTAGACCGCCGTGGCTTTCCAGGTAGGCCGAGATCATCCGGTCCTGGTTGCTCACCACGACATTGATGTATGGAAGGTCTCCGGCGCTGGTCTCCTCGATCTGCTCGAACCCGATGGGGAATGGCGAGTACACATTGCTGGCGAAGGTGATGGCCTGTTCATTGTTGACCAGGCGGAACACCTCGGTGTCGGTGACATGGACCTCGAACAGGACCAGCCACGCCTCATCATCGTTGATGGCGTTCTTCGCTGTTTTGAGATCTGGATGGAGATCACGCACCACTGAGAACCTCCATCAACTGGCATCGGATCTCGAATGCCCCAGGAGCCAGCATCTCGATCTCGAGCGGGCTGACCAGGGCGGCGATCGATGTGGCTGCATCCCCTGGCGCTGTCCAGGTGAACGCCTCCTCACCGCCATCCCTGTCCTCGAAGAACTGCACGAGCGTGTCCCGCTCCGCCTCGGTGAGTACCCATCTCACATCGTAGGATCGACGGGCGGCTGTACCGAGCGGCCTCGAGTGCGTGTACGGGAACTCGAAATCTGCCCGGTGAACCCGCAATGTGTGGCTTGTTTTCGTAGTCCGCTCGACTGTGAATGGAAGAGTTCCCTGGCTCGACCCTTCGCCCGCAACTGTCAGCGGCACCAGTGCCACACCCTGGGCTGCTGGGAAGTGGGTGACGGTTCCGAATTCGTTCGTGTCTCGAGTGAGATGGACGGTCCCCATCCCGAGCGGCCAGTCTGTTCCAGGCTCGTACCTCCACTCGATGGCAAGGTATCGACCTTGCGGATCACTGAGTAACTCCGGAACATTTTGAACGGGAAAGTACACGCCGGAGAACAGCGCAGATGTTGATCCACTCGGTGCGGTGTTCGTGGCTGCCACTCGAGCCTTCACGCTTCCGCCGCCATTATTTAGCAGCCCTGTGAATGCTCCGCCCTGAGTGATTCCGAACTGATGCCAGTAT